AACAGCCAGGAGCGGCACCCCCTGAGATGAAGCCTTATACTCAAACAAGCTTCATCTGTGGCTGAGGAAGTATGGCATACGAGATAGTTGAAGTACCGGCAAGCGCGGAGAAGGTAGCTGAACTTGTCGGTTACCTCTCTACCAAATACGAAGAAGCGACCACGGCTCGTAGCTCTCAAGTCGAATCTGACTACGATCGCTGGATCAACAACTATGAAGCGAAGCCGGCTCAAACTCGTCGTAACTTCCCCTTTCCCAACGCATCGAACTTGATCATCCCCCTCGGACAGATCCACTGTGACATCCTTGAAGCGCGTCTTCTCGGCTTCATGATGGCTGTTCGTCCTTTCTACACCATTCGCACATGGCCTCCAGAAGGTCGCTATGAATGGCAATCAGCACTCTCTCAATGGCTCGACTACAAACTAAACTACGTGTGGATGTGGCTTCCGCAGTTTCGCTCTATCCTTGGGCGTACTCTCCGTGGTGGAACTGTAACAGCAAAAGTCACACTCAATCCTCGAAAATACATCATCGTACGTCCAGGTACTGGGGGCGAACGAATGGTTGAATCGGAGGTCACCCAAAACCAGCTTTGCCTGGATCCGATACCGTTTCGAGACTTCGCCCCCTATCCCTTCACAGCAAATTCTCTACGCGATGTGCAGATCAGGTTTCACACGCTGCGCTTTACAAAAGAAGAAACTGAGCGACGCGTTCGAGAGACACGGTGGCGTAAGGAGGAGGGTGACAAATTCCTCGCAGGTCCAACTGAGAGCAAGACTTCCACACAAACGCAGATTGAGTCAAGTGCAGGCGTTGAGCCGCGCGTCACTCAGCAACCGTTTGAAGCAGTTGAGGCACATCTCGAATATCCGATCGCAAACACTGGCAAATACTACGATATCTGGTGCACGTTTGATCCGAAGCAGAAACTCTGCTTGCAGCTGATCTACAATCCAAATCCACGCAATCTCGACTCGTTTGTTGACTTTCGACTGTTTCCTCGCGACGATTGTTACTACGCTTACTCTCTGATGCAGCGCCTCGAGGCATTCCAAGAAGAGTCAAGTGCGATCCACAATGATCGTCGAAACTCCAATCTAGTATCAGGTGTTCCTGGGTGGAAGAAGAAGAAATACGCTGACACTCCTAATGCTGCAACAGAGTGGTTTCCAGGCAAAGTATTCGAGCTCGAAAACATGGACGATCTCGAGATACTTCAGTTCCAGAAGAACTACACTGATCTCATCAGTGAGGAGAAACAAACAGAGGAACTTGCAGATCGCGTTAGTGGTGTTTCTCCACCCATGCAAGGATTTGGTGCTGGTGTGATGCAAGGCAAGCGTGGTATTTACAACGCTGCTGGTACTCTGGCAATGTTGCAGGAAGGAAATCGTCGAGTCGATATCTACCTAAAACACGCTCGAGACGGTTTTGGTCATGTCGGCAAGCTCGCATATCTTCTGTATCGTCAGGCTGGAGTCGACAAGTCTGAGATAGCTAACTATCCTCTGCTTGAGGCAGCTTTCAACGCCACAGAACCTGAGACTGACGAAAATCTGTTCTTTGAGATTACTGCCTCTTCGTCTTCAACAAACCGTGAGGCAGACCGCACAGCTTTCATGATGATGTCTCAGATACTAGAGCGTTACTATGTATCTATCATGCAAGCTGCAGCTCAAGTAGCTCAGCTTCAAGTAACAGCTCCGAAACATCCTCTTATACAGCTCTATCTCGCAATCCTCGACGGAGCACACAGTGTAGCTTCACACCTACTCGACGCTTTCGATTACTCAGACAAACGTCGAGCGCTTCCAAACGCTCGTGAAATCTTACTCGGCAAATCAGCCGAAGGAGGTACGCCTAGTGGATCAGGAACAGCACCTGGGCCTGAATCTGGAGGAGCTCCAGAAGCTGCAGGTGGCACACAGGGACCTGACCTTAGCCGGATGGCTGAAGTGCTTGCAGGCTTGGCGACTTCAGGTCAACAGGGAACTCCGGACATGGAAGGAGCCATGTGATGGCTATCGTGCGCAGGGTAAGGACTGGATGCTCTCGGTTCTAGAACGCTTACCGCAGATACTAGATGCAGAGATAAAACGCTTACAGGAGGACAAGAATGGGAAACCCGTTTGACAACGTACTACCGGCGAAAGACACGTCAGCTCTCGAAGCTGAGCTTGCTACTACAAAGAGTGAGCTCGAAGCCTCAAAAGGTCGCGAGCAACAACTTCTAGATCAGCTACTCGTGACTCCAACACCGCCTGTTCCTCCAAAACCTGTGGAGGGACCACCAAAGCCACCCGAGCCACCAAAACCAGCTCCAGTCGAAGGTGGTGAGTTCGACACTCTAGTTCTCGGCGCGCGCACTCTCGTACGCGCTGATCATCCAGACTTCGACAAGTTCGCGTCTGAAATTGATGCTATCGTGACGCGTATGGCACCTGAGTTTCGCAAACAATATCGCGTTTGGCTTGAAGTGTATTTCAATGTTCGAGGTCGACATACAGATGACCTCATCGCTGCAGACAGAACAGCGCGCGCAACACCGGCTCCAGGAGAGCGACCGACTTCACCACCTGCACCTGCTAGTGAAGATCATGTGACTGATCCTGTCGAACACGACATGATGACCAAGCTCGGTTTCACTGAGAAACAATGGATCGAACGCCGCAAGAAAATGGAGGGAGGAAAATGGGAACTCAACCTGGGCTGACGCCTGAGCAAGAACGAGAGCAACGTCGTAAGCATCTTCGCGAACTCTACAATCGTGTTCGAGAGCGTGTAGGACGTTCTCGCTTAGAGCTAAACGACAAAGATCCTAACTTCTCTTACTACTTCGGAAACAAAAACCCTGACGAGATGGCCAAATACAGTACTCTTGGCTTCGAGGTCGATAAAGATCCAAAGGTAGCCGGTAGCTCTCCTCGGGGTGCAGACGGCACTCTTCAAATTGGAGACCTCATTCTTCTCCGTATGCCAAGGGAGGAGTATGAGATCTTACTCGAATGCAATCGCTTGCAATCGCAAGAAAACATCGACGCCGCGATCGAGAGACTGGTCGCTGAAGCGGAACGCATGAAGGTCCCGGTCTTTACGACCGGAGAAACTAGATAATAGGAGGTTCACGTGGCAGGAACAGCACCAACCACGATTGCCCCTATTGTACCCATCCAGACTGTTTCTGGGAACCAGCCTAGGATAATGCGCCTTGCTGAAGCCGCAACTAGAACCTTCAAGAAAGGCGCGGCTGTGGTCGTTACTATAGGATATCTAAACGAGCATGCAGCCTTCAGTGCTGACACTGATGTGCTCGCTGGATTCGCTACTGAAGCGGCACACAACCAAGCTGTGGCTGGCACTGCCGGACCAGGCCTAACATATGGGAGCGTTCCGAATCAGGCAGCTGCAGTACTGATCGCAGTCGGTTCGCCTCCAGAGGATGGGTGCTGTGGGGTCTTCGTCGCAGTAGAAGACACTCTTTTTGTCGGTTACACAAACACTGATGCAGTGCTTGCTGTAACTGATCGAGCTGCACAAGCAGGTCTGACCAAAGACGCTACCAGCGGTTTCTGGTTCGTTGATCGTACTATCACTGACACTGCTGGTCAGATCCTGGAAATCATCGAACTTCTCGATCCAGTCGGAACATCTGGTGGCCGGGTGATCTTCAAGGTCAACAAGGCCAATCAGCAACTGAGCGCGGTATAAGGAGGAACAATGACTACAACACGTGGTGCCTTCGCGCAGCTGCTGGCTCCTGGTCTTGCGGAAATCATGTATAACTGGCAAGTACAACACCCTGAGGAATACAGCCAGTACATGAACGTCCTCTCGACCACGCGAGCGTATGAGGAGGATCAAGTCGTCTCCACGCTCGGTAAGATGCCAACGAAGCCTGAAGGAGAATCAATCAAGTACTTCGATCCGACACAAGGTGGATCGATTCGGTATGTACCAGCCTCCTATGGTATGGGCTGGCGAGTGACTCGTGAAATGCTTGCTGATGATCAATACAACATCATCCGACAGACACCAGAAGCATTCATGATGTCACTGAGAGAGAAAGTAGAGAGCGTTGCCGCGGATGTTCTCAACAACGCGTTCTCTGCTCAAACAACTGTTGATGGAGTTGCACTGTGCTACGCTTCACATCCTTTGCTAGGTGGCGGAACATACAGCAACCGATCAGCAACTGACGCGGCACTAAGCGTTACGACCCTAGCAGAGCTCATCATTCTCTTTGAGAAGATGGTCAACGACATGGGCCTGAAAGTGCGCTCTGTGCCTCGTTATCTCTGGATCTCACCGGACAAACAATTTATCGCAAGTGAGATCCTCCACTCTCAGTTCAAACCCTACACGGGGAGCAACGAAGTAAACGTAATGCAAGGGCGCCTTGAACCGCGTGTGTTGCACTTCCTCACCTCCACCGGTGCGTTCTTCATCACGTCAGAAAAGACAGAACACCGTCTGAAATTCTACTGGAGAGAGCGACCTGTCACAGAGTCGCAAGATGACTTTGACACCAAGAGCGCCAAGTATACTATCTATGGACGCTGGGTGGCCGGTGCAACTCACTGGACAGGCTTCGCTGGATCCAATGGCCCATAAGGAGGTATACAGATGATCTACAAACAATCAGCACAGTCTGGCGTACCTCCACTTCCATCTATCGGTGAAGGTAGGTTCGGCTGGAAGTTCAAAGCGGGTGGGCCTGATCCCACTCGATCACGCGTTTGGTTTGTTGACGGTCTGCTAGGCTCAGACCAGTACGATGGAGCTGATCCCGAAACCGCGTTTGCGACTGTCGGTAAAGCAATTTCCATGGCAGTCGCATACGACGTAATCTACGTTCTTGATATGGGGTACGACGTCAGTGGTGGTGATCCAGTACCCTATACGGCAGTCACAACGAACCTGTCCATCGCTGTCGGCAAGAACAACCTAGCGCTCGTTGGAGTGCCACACAACATTCACCAAGTGTACGGCCTCCAACTCAAACCTGTTTCAGCTTCGACGACTCCGATACTGTCAGTTTACGCTCCGCTTGTATCCATCGAGAATCTCTGTTTCAACAAGCGCGGCGATGGCGTTGGTTCCTGTGTTTACATTATTGAAGATGGAACCTACGGTGGGACCGGGGTGTCGCTCTACAACTGCCACTTCCGCAACGCTGACATGGGCTCTGCGGCTCACACCACGAATGCTGGAGTGAAGTTGATCGGGACGAAGTGGGCTGACATCAGTCGCTGCTACTTCTTCGATTGTCGTAATGGCGTCGCACAGGGTAGTGGAACCAATACTATCAACTTCACTACGATCCGGGACTGTGTCTTTTCGGCTTCGGTGGTTGCCAATATCGATGTTGATATCCTTCTGATACCTGGATCCTCAGGCCAGTCTGCGGGACATCTCGTTGATAACTGCCGTTTCGTTCACGATGTTCCGGCATTTGCCGGTGCTGGCGCACTTACGGCGTATATCTACGACCTGCTCAGCACCGATTTTCTGGTTAGCGAATGTCACTTTGCCACTGACAATGCAACTTGCAAGGATACAGTGACGAATGAAATCGTGACTTTGGCGGGCAACACCATCGTCGGTTGCTACGATGCAGCCGGTCTGGTTGCTTGGGCGTAGACTTATGCTGATCAAGACTAGCAAAACTCGACACAGAATCGGGCGTACGCGAAGCGAACAAGCTGAGAACCTCCGGAGGGTGTATGGTACCTCCGGAGGTATCTCGGACGAGAATCTGGATAAGCTCAAACATCTCGAGAAAAAGCATGACATACGCATTGGCTTCGTTCCAGCTCATATCGTAGAGAGGGTGAGATAATGCCAGGTAACGACCTTACGTCTAATCCGTGGAATCTTGATACTGCATCAGCTACTGATCTGCATCCTATCGGTCCCGTGTTTGTCGAGCAGATCGAGTTCTATGACTACGCTGTCGACACTGACACTTGTACTCTCACTGACCGAAATGGAGTTGTCGTGTGGAAGGGAAATGGCGCTAGTGATCTGCAAACGGTTCGATCTGGCAAGATCGGTTGGGTGCTAGGCTTGAAGCTAACAGTCAAGACTGCAGGCAACGTATTCGTGTACATCAAATAGGAGGATGGTATGAGGCATAAACTACTACTCTGGTTCTTACTGATTGCTCTCCACTCCATCCCCCTAGCGCAGGCTGTAGACTACGCTGGATTGAGGTCTTACACTGCTACTGCTGTTGGTGCTGACAGCGGAGTAAGACTGATTGGCTCCGCCATCTCCTGGCACAAACTTACCTGGACAAAGTCCGGGACGGTGACTGTCTGTTCGGTACAGGTTGACTCCTCAGCAGACAACATAACGTGGGGTGATGGAGATATTATCGCCGTTCAGG